CCTTGAATTGCTTTGGTTAGTGATTCATACTCCTTGTGAAATTTAGAAACAAATGCAGATTTACTAGCCATTGTCTTCGATTGAACGTTTGCAGTATAGGATAAATTGGGATCCGTGTCAACTAGATGTCACACGGTGGGTAAGTCAGGTCATTAGGATCCTGAGGTACCATCATATACTTTGTTCCATCTGGTCTAGTGACCAGAAAGACCTCACCTTTCTCAACACGATCAAGAAATTCATCTTGATTCTTGCTGACCTCTTCCTCAGTAACTTCAATGATGCTCATTTTTTTCCATCAATTTAGACCAGTCTTCATTGAATTTTCTAAGACCATCATCAGTCATAATATGTTGGTACATCTTATCAAAAATAGAAGGTGGGATGGTACAGATGTCAGCACCTTGTGCGAAACTATACTCAACATCACCAACTGTACGTATAGATGCTGCCAAGATCTCAGGTTGATCGTACTTCTGTATGTTAAACAGTTTGTAGGACGGAGATAAAACCTCACGTATCCTACTGATCAAACTGACACCACCAAATCGTTGGTCGTCTACACGTCCAACAAAAGGCGATAGGTACTTAGCACCACTCTTAACCGCCAATATAGCTTGTGATACAGAGAAGATTAAAGTTACATTAACTTCAACATCTCTCTCACTTATTTCAAGGCAAGCTTTTAGACCCTCTTTATTACAGGGCACTTTAATTGTTACATTATCTCCGATATTAATATATGGTTGAGCCAACTCAACCATCTCGTCTGCTGTATCTGCTGTTACTTCTGCTGAGATACTAGCACTATCCTCAAACAAGTCAGACATACGTCTGATGACTTCGTGAGGATCCTTACCTTCCTTAAGCATCAAAGAAGGGTTTGTTGTGACACCATCAATCAAACCTGTAGTAAGGTGTTCACGAACTACGTCCACTGAGGACGTATCCAAAAATAGTTTCATTGTCACATTCTAGGTACTGTATAATTATACCACACTTCATCAGGTCTGTAACCCTTGAGTGCTGGATCACGTGTAACAGAAAAAGAATCGAAGGCTGCACTAAGTCGTACACCTTCGCCTTCGTATGCTCTCACAGCGTGAGGTAGATTCGGAGGGAACAAAGTGAATTGTCCAAATTTGTTTTCGATATCGACCTGCTCACCGTCTATAATATATGTAGTCGCTGTTTTTATATCTGAACCCAAAAATATATTACCTGATACCGACTGCGGAAAATCTTTATAATTGTCAGGTACACCTAAATGTGCGTGAGGGTATATTTTGTTACCTAATCTAAGGATGTTACCCCAACATTTTATACGGACAACCTCACCTTCTTCAAGCCATAGGTAATCCTCTATACATTGCTTAATGTACGGTAACCCGATATCATACCATACCTTACTAACCTTGAAGAGATTGTAATAGGACATCTTACCAGTGATCTGATCTTCTGGATACCTATATTGTGACTCACCTAACCCTAGGATCTCATCTTCGTGTGATAATAATGCATCTCGTAAGAGACAAGCACTATCATAATCCATCTGGTAGTGTTTTATTTCTCCGTCCAAAACCAACTCTGGGGATATTTTTGTTGTGTATAAGTTAACCATCTTTTACCTGACACTTCACCTTGTGGATCTCTACTCTTAACCAGTACATCAAATGCAGCACTAACTCTTACTCCCGAACCTTTATATGTACGCACTGCGTGTGAAAGATTAGGAGGGAACAGTGTGAACTGTCCATATTTGTTTGGTATATCTACCTTCTCACCATCAAGAATATATGTAGTAGCTGTAGGACATTCTGCACCTAGAAATATATTACCACAAACTGACTGAGGATTCTCTTTGTAATCATCTGGTACACCAAAGTGTACGTGAGGATATACTTTTCTATTCTCTCTCAGTATGTTACCCCAAGATTTGATAGCAACTTCTTCACCTTCTTTAAGTTTTAGATACTCACCAACAATCTCTTTAATGAAAGGTAATCCTATATTATTCCAGATCCTTTCATCATTAACAAGATTATAATAATTCATCTTGCCTGTGATAGTATCATCAGGATAGTTGTGAGTGGAATCACCAAGTCCCAGAATAACTTGTTCCGAGTCAAGCAATGCTCTTCTCAAACTATCTGCCATATTTTTAGGAGCAGTCCAAAACCTGATCCCATAATCACTTAGTTTCAAAATTAATTTTCCTAATTTTGCGTTGTCTGCGGTTCTCTTGGAACTGCCTATCTGCTTGAGATAGAACACCATCATCACTGGCACTATACTTGTCTTGTGAGATAATGTCAACCTCACTTAGATCAACAGCAGTTACAGTGTTACCTGTGACAGTAGCCATATTAGGACAACCACAACACTTGGTTTCTATGGTGTAGCTAGTAAGTTCTTTCCCGCATTTGTTACATCGAATCGTTATCATCTGAATAGAAAACTAAATGGACATTTCTTTTCTTCTTTGTCATCTTTAATCAATCCCCAAGATTTGTATGGTAACCAGTTCTTAAGACCTTGGCTTAACTTAAACAGTCTCCTTACACTATGGGGTGGTTTAAGTCCTGGCCATCTTTCTATCTGGTAGTCACCATCGCCACCACGAAATCTAATACAGTACAAGGGAGTGCCACGTGGGACATCAACCTTCTCTGCGTGACAACGATAAGCACCATTAATAGATCTATACCACCTGCCTAAGGGAAACTCTGCGGTGATTAGTTCCATACCTGTCTTATGATGTAGGTCAGGAAATGGTACCATTTCTACCCACAAGTTCTTGTTAGGTCTCTTTGGCCAAAACATCATACTCTGTGCCCACTGAAGGACAAGAAAGTCTTTGTATGGATACTGCTGTCTATGAATCCTACGTAGATCATTAGCATCAAAGGTACCTATAGTACCCTCTTGAATATAAAGATAGTCAAGTGCTCTATGCCTATCAAAATTAGTCTCGTAGACTAGACCGTCAGACTTTTGCCACTTGAATGAAATATCAAGTTGATTAAAAACTACATATGTATTTCCCCAATAATGTTGCCAAGCAGGACACTTATAATAACTATGCTTCTCGTGTTGCTCCTTAGCGTATTGTATATATGAAACAGGAGGAATGTAGAACTCAGGTATAATTGTAGGGTGTGACAAATCAGTCTGGTCAGGGCTAGCATTACCCGCCATAGTCTGATAGTTTGGATGCCAATATACTTTAGTAGTCACGGTAGAAAATCAGTAGCACTTACAACAGGACATTTGCCGTCCTTTTTAATCAAATTCCAAGACACTTTCTTAGCCCATTGTTTGAGAGCAGCGTGTTGATTGGAACGTATCTTCAACCACTCAGGTGGTTCTGGATCCTTCCAGCGTTGAAGATTATAAAGGTTGTTCTTACCACCTTTAAACCTCATAGTATATAAAGGATCTCCTCTCTTGATCTTGAAACTACTTCCGTGTGCTTTGAATGCAGGGTTTGCTGCCTTATACCACCTACTAAAGGGGTATTCCACACTAATAAATTCAAGTCCAGTCTTATGAAAGAGTGATGGGTAAGCAGCTAACTCAACCCACACATTTCTATCCTTATTAGGTAGCCACATAAACAATAATTGTGGCATTTGGAACACTAGATTACCCTTATAAGGACAACCCATACGTTCACTATCCCAACTAAATTCTGGAGCGTGAAGAGAACCTTCATTGATTAGGATATGATCTCTGAATGACTGTCTAGAGAATGATGTATCACTAATCCTACCAGTCTTTTTATCATAAGATACTTCCAAATCCAACTGCGAGAATACTACCCAAGTATTATTCCAATAACTCTTCCAAGCAGGGCACTCCCAATAAGTATGTGACTCGTGGGTCTTCTGCTCATACTCTAGTACACGTTGAGGTGGTATGAACACACTCTCTTGATGAAGAGGATGATCCCAAATATCTGATGGGTGGACACCTTGCTCTGTCTCTGTGGTCTGTTCAATATATCCAACAGGTAGGTGGTGACAAGGGGTATAATATATCTTCATTAATAATGTTGTGCTGAGTGAATTGGTTGACCAAATTGCAACCACGAACCATTAACATAATCTTTATGTGCATCTGACTCTTGACTTCTTTCAAAGTCTGCATTGAAATCAAATACATCTTTGTCTATTTTCTCATACTTTACTGCATATGTAAACCTTACGTGGTTCCTAAACGGTGTAGCTCTATGCCAATGGATTCCATTAAACATAAGTGCTCTGTTAGGTAATGGTAGACTACCATATACGTGGTCATCATCTACAAATTCAGTACAACCACCTTCATTTTTGTCCCATTCTAACTGTGGATAGTATAACACAGTATATGATTGTAAACCAGGTGCATCAATAGTATCTTGATGAAACTGAGGTTGTTCATAAGGCATATAACAATTGATATACATCCTTACTACTTCAAAGTCCTTTACAATAGGAAACTTTTCCCTGCAAAGGACATCGAATTTCTTATAGATCTCCTCAGTGTCATTCATATTGACAGTGAGACCTGTTGGTAGGTCGGGGTTCATATCAACTTCACCCCACCTAGCCTGACCTCTATTCATTGCATAGTTATATGCCTTCTGATGCAGTCTTGGCTCCAGAAAACTATCTACTGTATACAACTCAAGTGTCATTTCTTCTTCTGTTTATCTGGTGAGAAGGGTTCCTTCTTATTATTCCATAACTTAGGATTTGCTATGCCTTGTGACTGTGTGAACTTAATAAAATCTTTCTTGTACTTGTCATAGTAATGATCAAATAGATCTACTGCTCTATTAGCAATAGCAATGTCATAAGTCTTCTTACCATCTAACATATACTCTACAAGATATGCTGTATATGGAAGTCTCTTATTGTCTGCTGACCTAGGATCACATTTCTCTGCAATAATCTGTACTTCACTCATCGATAATGTCCTGTAGGGTGAACAACGATACGAAATCTATCTTATTATGTTCCCATATGCTATGGTCTTCCATACGGTCAACAATAGCTACTACTCTATTAACTGTATAACCTGCACCACGTAGTACATTAACTGCCTTCATAGCACTGCCACCAGTGGTAGTTACATCCTCTAGAACTGTAACAATAGAACCCTTCTCAGGTTTTGGACCTTCAATGACTTCCTTTGTACCATATCCTTTAGGATTCTTTCTAACAATAAGAGCATCGATGTGACCACCTCTATAGAATGCTCTCTGTGCTACACCAACAACCAATGGATCACCACCTAAGGTAAGACCACCAACTGCTCTACATCCCTCGTCTAACTTCTTTACCATCAAGGTAGATAGAAGTGCATTACCTTCACACGATAGTGTTACAGGTTTACAATTAATATAATGCTCAGACTCTTGACCTGAAGAGAGAGTAAAATTACCTTTCTTATATGCTAATTCCTTAAGCAGTTTAAGTAAAGATGCTTTGTATGTTGGATCAGTCATTAAAAATCTCCATAGTTAAGTGTTCCACTTCATCGTTTTCAAACCACTCTGAAAATTCTTCCATCAGAGCAAGACAAGATTGAGGATCCTCATCCTTTGATAGCTGACCCATCCTCTGAATCACGTAATCCTTGATCGGATTTAGTTCCATAGTAATCTTTACGGTAGTACCGCCCTAGAATATTGCTATTATAGTAGGCAGGTGTCCCATCTGTCAAGGATTCCGTAAGAACATCACACCTGAAGAGTTGTCTCGTCTCCTCATAATTCGTTCTTCCTCCTGTGGTATGGAGGGATAGGATTCTTCTTTCAAAAGAATCGTGTCCAAGATCACTAATATCTGACTTAAGTTCTGGACAACTTCCGTAGTACTTTTTCCAGTTAGACTCACTCGTAACCCGTCTACCTCCACTTCGAGGCTTTCTCTTCTGCCAAAAATATTTTCTACCGATGTATTTCTTGCCTGTCTTCCTATTAGTAATGATGTAGACAAAACCGAAGAAGTCGCCAATATCATCAGAAGTGAAAGGTTTACCCTCATATATCCAGGGGTTTTCGTAAACTCTTTCTTCAACCATTTCATAATTTTAAAGTCTCTACTCATATTTAGTCAGTCCCACCAGGGGTCTGGTATTTCTGTATTGACTTTTCCCATTCCTTCAGACTGCTTTGGCAATCTGGTGGTTCTGGATCTACGATTCCTTTCTTCCTCTTCCAGTCGTTGTACATAGCTTGCATCATCCAACTTTGAGCGAGGGACTTCGGTCCATTTTCTATAAGCTCGCTCTGGTATTTCCCTAGTACCTTCATTCCTCGGTACTCCTCTCGCCAACCTTCGTACGGTTCTTGTTCTGTACTGTGGGTCATAGTTTGAAATTAGCGAAAGTATCCTTCTTAACATCTTGTTTAATGCCTCCGATTAGATAAGACTCAACTTCAGTTTCCTGAGGTGCTACTTGTAAACCTTTAGAACTGATCCAATGCTGAGTCCAAGGCAGAGGATTATTTCTCAAGGGTTGATCGTATATAGGATCAAACCCAAGAGCGTGCATTCTTTTATTTGCTATCCATTCTACGTACTGAGACAGCAAACGATCGTTGAGACCAAGGATTGAACCATCTTTGAAGAGATACTGTGCCCATTCCTTCTCTTCATCTACACATTTCTTAAACATTTCGATGGTGTTTTCCTTCTCTTCCTCAACGATCTCCTTCATTTCTGGGTCGTCTCCTTCTTGCCACTTCTTGATAATATGTTGAGTGAGGACAAGATGCTGGTTTTCATCTCTG